AGATGAATCTTAGTTTTGAGTTACTACCTTGGCAAAAAGAAGTATTTCAGAATAATACCAGATTTAAGGTTATTGTTGCTGGTAGACGATGTGGTAAATCTAGATTATCTGCTGTAGCATTATTAGTAGAAGGACTTCGTTGTCCACAAGGTTCTGCAGTAATGTACGTAGCACCCACCCAGGGACAAGCAAGACAGATTATCTGGGATGTATTAATGGAATTAGGTAGAGATGTTATTCAGAGTAGTCATGTGAATAATATGGATATCACATTAATCAATGGAGCAAAGATATATGTTAGAGGATCAGATCGTCCAGACACTTTGCGTGGTGTCAGTCTTACTTATTTGGTGCTTGATGAGGTAGCTGACATTAAATCAGAAACCTGGGAGAAAGTATTAAGAGCTTCTCTTTCTGATAAAAAAGGTTCTGCATTATTTATTGGGACACCTAAAGGACGTAACTGGTTCTACGATATGTACAACCTTGGTCTTGATGGTACAGATGAAGAGTGGAAGTCTTGGCACTTTACTACCAAAGATAATCCACTGATTGATCCTAAAGAGATTGAAGGTGCTAAGAAGACTTTAAGTAGCTTCTCATTCAAGCAAGAGTACGAGGCTTCCTTTGATAATGCTGGTACAGACTTATTCAAAGAGAAGTGGATTAAGTTTGGAGAAGAGCCTGAAGATGGTGTCTGGTATCTAGCAATCGACTTAGCTGGATTTACTAATACTAACTACTCTGAGACTCGAAAGAAGAGATTAGATGAATCAGCAATCGCAGTAGTTAAAGTAACTGATGATGGTGTTTGGTTTGTTAAAAAGATTGAGCATGGTAGATGGGATGTTAAAGACGCTGCAGGACGCATTCTAAAGAACATACAAGAGTTTGAACCTGTAGGTGTAGGGATGGAGCGAGGCACTGTTAGAAACGCTGTGTTGCCCTATCTAAGCGATCTGATGAGGTCTAAGAATACCTACGCTACTATTCAGGATTTAACGCATGGCGGTAAGCAAAAGACTGAGCGTATTGTCTGGGCATTACAAGGTAGGTTTGAGCATGGTAAGGTTATCCTCAACGAAGAGGAAGACTGGAAAGAGTTCCAAGACCAGCTACTAATGTTTCCTACTGCTCAAGTACACGATGACTTGATTGATGCTTTATCCTACGTAGATCAATTAGCTGTAACTTCGTACTTCTCAGATGATGATGAAGATGAATATGAACCGATGGACTTTGTAGCAGGATACTAATGAACGAACTAGATAATTGCCCTCTCGCTCTACAGAGCAACTCCCTTAACATTAAGAACCACCTAAGTACTATTGAAGAATACAACTTAGGTCCTGCAGATCCTCGTCAACCTAATAATGAGTTCTGGGCAGCTAAAGCAGTTCTATGGGGTGTACCTGAAGGTGATGCTCGTGGTCGTCTCTGTGCTAACTGTGAGTACTACTACAACACTTCTGAGATTGAAGATTGTATTGATGCTGGTCCTGCTAAGAACTTAAAAGCTTCTGCTCTTCCATTAACACCTAAGTGGGCTGACATTGAATCTAAACCAGTAGCTTACTGCGAGAAGTTTGATATTACTTGTTCTCCTGTTCGTACCTGCGACGCTCAAGAGATGGGTGGTCCAATGGACGATGAACGAGTAGACGCTGAAGAAGAAAGCAAACCAGCTATCAATATCTATATTAATTTAAACAAGTCGTCTATCGATGATACCACAGAGGAATTGAAATAATGGCTGAATTTAAAGAAGACGAAGTAACTAGTGAAGATAAAGACCTAGTATCCTTTGTTGTTGACCATTGTAATGGCTGGCGAGATCATCGCAACGTCAATTACCTAGATAAGTGGGAAGAGTATGAGCGTTTATGGAGAGGTATTTGGGATGCTGCAGATAAGACGAGAGAGTCTGAGCGTAGTCGTTTAATTACTCCAGCCTTGCAGCAAGCTATTGAATCTAAACAAGCTGAAATCTCTGAGGCAGTATTTGGTCGTGGTGAGTGGTTTGATATCATTGATGATCAGCAAGACCCTGAGAAAGCTGATATGCAGCTTGTACGTACTCAGATGCATGAAGACTTTAAGTTCTCTAAGGTTAAGAAGTCTTTAGACCAGATTATCCTTCTTGGTGAACTCTATGGTACTGGTATCGGTGAGATAATTGTAGAAGAGAAGACAGTAATGTCTCCAGCTACTCAGCCTATCCCTGGTTCTAACATGGCTGCTATTGGTGTCATGGACAAGAAGAAGTTCATGGTAACTTTAAACCCTATCAATCCACGTAACTTCCTTATTGAGCCTAATGCTAAAGATGTAGAGAGCTCACTAGGTGTGGCTATTGAAGAGTATGTAGCTTATCACACTATCATTCAAGGTATGGTTGACGGTACATATCGTAAAGTAGCTATTACTCCTGCTTACGATGACATGAAGCTAGAGCCTACACAGGAAACAACACAGCGTCAAGATGACAAAGTACGAATTGTTCGCTACTACGGTAAAGTTCCTAAGAGTTATCTAACTGGTATTCAGAAGAAAGACGGAGAAGAAGTAATTGATTTGTTCCCTGAAGGGTCTGAAGCTAAGGACTATGAGGACCTAGTAGAGGCTATCGTTGTTATTGCTGATGATACTTGGCTTCTCAAAGCTGAAGAATCACCTTACATGATGAACGATAGACCTATTGTTGCTTATCAAGCAGACTCAATGCCAGGTCGTTTCTGGGGTCGTGGAACTGCAGAGAAGGGCTACAACATGCAGAAGGCTATTGATGCTCAGGTACGTAGCCACCTAGACTCACTAGCTCTTACAACAGCTCCTATGATGGCTATGGACGCTACACGTCTGCCTCGTGGTGCTAAGTATGAAGTACGTCCAGGTAAGAACATGTTGGTTAATGGTAATCCTAACGAGATCATGATGCCATTTAAGTTTGGCACTACAGATCCAGCTAACTTCCAGACAGCACAAAACTTCCAAGGAATGCTCCAGCAAGCCACAGGAACGATTGACAGCTCTGCAATGCCAGGGCAGGTAGCAGGGGGTGAAGCAAGTGGTGCAGGGCTCTCTATGGCTCTCTCAGGGCTTATGAAGAAGAACAAGCGTACCTTGATCAACTTCCAAGAAGACTTCCTTGTTCCTTTCATTACTAAAGCTGCTTGGAGATTTATGCAGTTTGATCCTGAGCGTTATCCAGTTAAGGATTATGTATTCCTCCCAGTATCTAGCTTAGGTATGGTAGCTCGTGAATATGAACAACAGCAGATGGTTGGCTTGATGCAGACACTTGGACCTACAAGTCCTATCACTCCAGTACTATTACAGGGCATTATTCAGGGTTCAAGCCTATCTAATCGTGAAGAGATTGTATCTACACTGCAACAAATGAGTCAAAATCCACAACCTGATCCAATGGAAGAGCAAATGAAGCAGATTGCTATGCAAACAGCTATGGCTCAGCTACAGAAGGTACAGGCAGAGGCAGCTCAAGCACAAGCAAGTGCTCAGCAGATGGGTGTTGAGACTCAGTTATTGCCTGTAGAGATGCAGATTAAGGCTATTGCAGCTCAACAAAGCACTGCTGGCATGGATGAGTTCACTAAAGCTGAGAAATTAGCTAACTTAGCACTCAAAGAAGCTGATATCCAGTCCAATGAACGCATTGCTATTATGCAGATGCAAGGAAAAATGCAAAAAAGTGCTTGACATTTGAGTAAAACTGTGTTATAATATTAACATACTAACACACATTTACTCCCTTGTCAAGGAAAAAGTTAAATGAATCGAGAATTACAAGAATATTACGAGAATCGCTTTGAGATGATGGCTACCAAGGGGTGGACTGATCTCTTAGAGGACTTAGAGTTAATGATCTCTACTACTGATACAGTAAGAGGGATTGATACAGAGCAACAACTCCACTTCAGGAAGGGCGAAATGTCCATCATGAACTGGATTAAGACACTTAGAGAGTCAAGTACAGAAGTATACGAACAGTTACAAGAGGAAACCTCAAGTGGCTCGTAGAATGTATGACTTTAAGTGTGAAAAGAATCATCTAATGGAGTCTTTCGTCGATGAGACGGTTAAAGAGGCTTCATGCGATGTGTGTGGCGAGAAAACAACTCGCATCATCTCCCCTGCTAAGATATCTTTAGATCCTCTTAGTGGGCAGTTCCCTGGAGCAACAGCAAAGTGGAGCAGAATGAGAGCTGAGAAGCTGGCATTGGAGAGGAAAACAAATAGTTAATCGATTCACAAGTGGACTCTTGACCACCGAATCATTTTTTAAATTATCCTAAAATCGCATTGCGACAGGAGTATACATGGCTGCTAATTTTATCGAACTGCAAGAAGAACAATCAACTGAAGTTTATGCTGATCCAACTCAACAAGAAGAAACTAGTTTAGAATCTGCTCCAGCAGGTAACCCTGAATCAGTTACAGAACCTGAAATACCTGAAAAGTACAAGGGCAAAAGTCTTGATGATATTGTAAGGATGCACCAAGAAGCTGAAAAGCTAATAGGTCGTCAAGCACAAGAAGTTGGAGAAGTACGTAAGTTAGCTGATTCTCTTTTGAAGCAACAACTCGAATCGAAGCACGACTCACAGCCAGTAACAGCACAAGAGATTGATTGGTTTGAAGACCCAGCAAGAGCAGTAAATCAGGCACTAGAGAATAATCCAATTCTCAAACAAATGCAGCAACAGCAAGCTCAACAAGCCCAGCAAGTTGCATTGCAAACGATTGAGAAATCTCATCCTGATTTTGTTAGTGTGGCTCAGTCAGAAGACTTCCAACAATGGGTTGGTGGTTCTAAGATTAGGCAGAGACTGTTTTCACAGGCTAATGATTTTGATGTAGATGCAGCAATGGAACTACTAGATACTTACAAGTCTCTACGTGGTAACAGACAAGCTAAAGAGGAAACCTCAAAAGCTGCTGACGAAACTCTTAAGAAAGCTGATAGTGAGAGCAGAAGCAAAGCACTCAAGACTGCATCCGTACAACAAGGCGGAACAGGGGAATCAACTAAACCCATTTATCGTCGTGCAGACTTAATTCGCTTAAGAATGCAAGATCCTAGACGCTACGAAAGTATGGCAGATGATATTCTGAATGCTTACGCAGAAGGTCGGGTTCGTTAATTTTAATTTAATATTTAGGAGATTTACAAAATGGCAAATGCAGCTTATCCTGGTGGATCAGGAACAATCGTAGCAAAAACTCAAGCAGACAAATTCATTCCAGAAATCTGGTCTGATGAAGTTATCGCTGCTTATCAAAAGAACTTGGTTCTCGCTAACCTAGTTAACAAAATGACCATGAAGGGCAAGAAAGGTGATGTACTTCACATTCCTAAGCCAACTCGTGGTTCTGCTTTCGCTAAAGCTGCAAACACTGCAGTTACTATCCAAGCGGATACAGAAACAGAAGTAAACGTATCAATCGATCAACACTTTGAATACTCACGTTTCATTGAGGACATCGTTGAAGTTCAAGCTTTAGCATCACTCCGTCGCTTCTACACAGAAGATGCTGGCTATGCTTTGTCTAAGAAGGTTGATGACACATTGTTTGCTTTAGGTAAGTCCTTTGGCGATGGTGATGGTACTGACTGGACTAACAGTGCAACATTCTACTCAAACGCTGGTACAGCTTTGGGTGCATACGCTGAAGATACAGTAGCTTCTACTTCTACTTTCACTGATGCGGTTTTCCGTGCTTTGATCAAGAAGATGGATGACGCTGATGTTCCTATGGATGGTCGTTTCTTCGTTGTTCCTCCTTCAGTTCGTCAAGCTATTCTCGGTATTGACCGTTACAATAGTTCTGACTTCGTCGATGGTCGTGGTGTTAACAATGGTATGATTGGTAGCTTGTATGGTATCGACATCTATGTATCTAGCAACTGTCCATTAATCGAAACTGATGCTAACAACACTGCTGGTGGTGATGTTAAAGCAGCCGTATTAGCTCATAAAGATACTATGGTATTGGCTGAGCAATTAGGTGTTCGTTCACAGATTCAATACAAGCAAGAATACTTGTCTACTCTTTACACTGCAGATACACTCTACGGTGTTAAAGTTGTACGTCCAGAAGCTGGTTTCGTATTAGCTGTTAACGGTTAATCAGTAGTAATTATTCTGCCCTGTCTTCGGATGGGGCAGTTTATTAAAGAGTTCTTTAATAGAGTTCTTTAATAAGCCAGGAGAATAAATGTCAATCTATCGTGGAGCAGGTGGAGCAGGAGACGCAGTAGCGGACTCAGCCAGTGAAGCCTTATTAGTTCAAGAACTTGCTATAGAAGCTCAGGCTGATGCAGACGCTGCTGCTGCCTCTGCTACTGCTGCTGCAAGTTCAGCCAGTGCTGCAAGCTCTTCAGCATCTGCAGCAAGTACGTCAGCTACTAACTCTAGTAACTCAGCTTCGTCAGCAAGTACATCAGCTACTAACGCATCTACTTCTGCGTCTACAGCAACTACACAAGCATCTAATGCTAGTACTTCAGCAAGCACAGCCACAACTCAAGCAGGTATAGCAACTACTAAGGCAAGCGAAGCATCGACTTCAGCTACCAATGCTGCTACTTCTGCAACTAACGCATCTACTTCAGCAACTAATGCTGCAACTGCACAGACTGCTGCTGAGTCTGCAAGAGACGCTACACTAGCTGCTTACGATAGCTTTGATGATAGATACTTAGGTTCTAAATCTTCAGCTCCATCTGTAGACAACGATGGTAATGCTTTACTTGGTGGTGCTTTATACTTTGATTCAGTAAGTCAGAGCATGAAGTTATACACAGGATCTGCATGGGTTGATGCCTATGTCCCTGGTGGAACTTACTTAGCTAAGGCAAGTAATCTATCTGACTTAACTTCAGCGTCTACTGCTAGAACTAACTTAGGTCTTGGTACAGCAGCTACTGAAGCAAGTACAGCTCTTGTACATACTACTGGTACTGAAACAATTGCTGGTGTAAAAACATTCTCTAGCACTATTACAGGTGCAATATCTGGTAATGCTGGAACAGCTACTACACTTGCTACTGGTAGAACAATCGCTATTACAGGTGACTTAGCTTATACAAGTCCATCATTTAATGGTTCTGGTAACGTAACTGCAGCAGGTACTCTAGCTACAGTAAATGCTAATACTGGTTCTTTTGGTTCTACTACTACTATTCCAGTTATTACTGTAAACGGTAAAGGTTTAATTACTGCAGTATCCACTGCTTCAGTATCTGGTTCTATCTCTGTTACTGGCGGTGATTTAACTCTATCAGGTAATACTGGTACTGCAATCACCAATGCAACATTAGCTACAGTCAATAGCAACACAGGCTCATTCGGCAGCTCTAGTTCTATTCCAGTTATTACAGTTAATGGCAAAGGTTTGGTAACTGCGGTATCTACATCCACTGTAGCTGGTGGACAATACTTTGGTTCTGCGTCTACAAAAGCTATTGCATATAACTCTACAAGTATTGCAGAAAACATTACAACGACTACAGGTAACAACTGCTTATCTGTTGGTCCAATTACAATTGCATCGGGTTACTCTGTAACTGTTGCTAGCGGACAAAGGTGGTTAGTACTATGAGTTCAGTCGTAATCTCAGGCGATACATCAGGAGCTGTTACTTTAGCAGTTCCAACTGTAGCAGGAACAAATACTGCAACACTTCCATCTGCTACTGGCACAGTAATGGTTAGTGGTAATATGCCAGCATTTTTAGCTTATTTAACTGCTGACCAATCAATCACAACTGGTACTTATACAAAAATTGCTTATGATGCAGAAGTATTTGATACAAATAACAATTTTGCATCAAGCAGATTTACTCCAACTGTTGCTGGATATTACCAAATATCTGCTGGTTTTGATAATACTGATTCTACTGCTGGAGTAACTAGAACAGTTTTAACACTTTATAAAAATGGTTCTCAATATATTCATTTAACAGATTTTGCTGTTGGTTCAGCTTACACCATTAGTGGTTCAGCTTTAGTTTATTGCAATGGTTCAACAGATTATATTGAAATGTATGGATTAATTAATGCAACTGGTCCTAAGTTTACTGGTCAAGTAGGTGCAATTTACTATACTTGGATGAGTGGTGCATTGGTAAGGGGTGCGTAATGACTTTATATGAAAAGATTAACTCTATATATTCTCAACTTACTGAAAATGATTTTGTAGGTAAAAACGCAACAATCACACTACAAAACGATTCAGACGGCAAAGGCGATTACATTGCTAAATGGGAACATCCAACACTAGCTAGACCAACAGATGAGGAATTAGCATAATGGCATCTACAATATCTGCTGGAACTACAAGTGGAACTGCAATAGCAATTGCTGGCGATACTTCTGGGGTTTTAGCATTACAAACTAATAATGGCACTACTGCGGTAACAGTAACTACTGCACAAAATGTAGGCATTGGCACCACTACACCAACAGATGATGGTGGATATGGAAAAATTGTTGATATTTATGGCTCTACTGGTGGTGCTTTATATATGCATACATCAACAGCAACAAACTATGCTTTTTTGGGTAAATACAACGCTTCTACACAATTAGCAGATAGTGGTTCTGCTGGTTTAACTTTTGCAACTGCTAGTGGCACTACACCCGTAGAACGGATGCGTATTGATACTAGTGGTAATGTACTAGTTGGTAAGACATCCCCAACTCCTGCAAGCGTAGGCTGTGAGATGCGTGGCAATGGAATTATGATTTGTACTAGGTCTGCTGGTCCTCCTATGACAGTAAACAGAACAACCGATGACGGAGATTTGGTAGCTCTCTCGCAAGATAGTACACAAGAAGGTGCAATATCTGTATCAGGTACTACTGTTTCATATAACGGTGGACACTTATCTAGATATGCACAGACCGTTGCTCCTAAAGATGAAACATTATTAAAAGGTACTATCTTATCAAACCTTGATGAAATAAATGTTTATATTGATGCAGATGGAAACCAAGTAGCTAATGAGCAATTAAACAAAGTTAAAGTTTCAGATGAAGAAGGTGACATCAATGTTGCTGGTGTGTTTGTAAACTGGACTTTTGATGAAGCTCATAATGTAAATGAAATTAATATGGCTATGACAGGCGATATGATTATTCGTATTGCACAAGGCACAACAGTTCAAAAAGGTGATTTGCTTATGTCTGCTGGTGATGGTACTGCTAAGCCACAGAGTGATGATATTGTTCGTTCTAAGACTATTGCTAAAGTAA